CCCTGCGGATTGCAGTTTCCCATTTAGCAGTGGGATTATGCGTTACCGAGAGGCCGCATTACGCGGGGGCGGCGACCAGATTAATAAACGCACGGGAAATCCTGACAATGACGATTAACTGGACGCAAATACGTCCTACAATCGGAAGGGCGGTGACACATGAAAAATAGCAACATTGGTGTCTTATTGCTTTTGACAGCGGTAATTATTGGCACTCTGCTGTGGGAGATCGGCAAGGTGGTTGCCGTATGGAAATGGATTTTTAGCTGAAATAAAACGAGCCTATGGAGTGCATTAAAATCTACATAAGCATCATTAATCCACAGAATAATCTTCACCAAAAATTTCTTGGATGAAGGTTGATTTGCCTAACTCCAAGAGCAACACGGCATCTGGAACGCTGACGGTGCCCTTGACTACGAGTGCGCCGTCAATATCCCAGCCCACAATCAGCAGTTCTGAAAACTGATTTTTGCTGTGCTCAAGAACCTCATTAGGATCAAGGTCACCGGGAAATTTTATTACGTTGTCAGCCATAGTTGGCGCTCCTCTGCCCTGCGTCGCACAAGGCCTGGCAACACTTTGCCAGCAGCTTTACGCCATTTGGGAAACTCATCAGCCGCACCGTCATAGTCCAGCCTGTTCACCTTCGCGCGTAGTGTCGATGATTGCAAGCGACCTGAACCAAGGTTGAAGGTGAAGGACGCAAGCGCATCGAATTGGTTTTGCGTTAACGGAACCTTAATCAGCTTGGAAATAGCCGCGTCCACATGACGAAGTTCCATCTGAACAAGCTGTTCAGCAATGTCTCTGCTAACAGGCTCGTCGTCCATAGTAATCCGATTGCCAGAAAGGTTGCGAGTGCTGCCATAACCAATGGTAGGCACACCAGCAGGGCAAAGATACGGGTCGGCAGAGAAGCCCTCGTATTTCTTGATGATCTCAATGCCAGCATGTCCTATCCTCACGTCTGCCTCTTGCGATTAAAGCTGCGAGATCCAAACCAAAACGAGATGACTGCCGCCCACATTGCCATGATTTCGTCTGACCAAATCAGCGCGTACATTTCATTGTCGATGTAGCCGAACGCCAACAGGAATGTCAGCACCATGAACTCAATAAACAAAAGATATGTGATGAATGGCCGCACTGATGCAGCCAGATCGGTAATCCACTGCGACGATTGCCTGTTCAGAGACGACTGACTTTTAAGCAGCGCCTCCGTCTCACGGATATCAGCCTCAACATGCACCATGTCCAGCTTCTGGTTGCCGATCTGGATTTGTTGCTCCAGTTGCTTGTCCATCAAAGACAACTCGTGCTTCTTGTCCTGCTTGTCCTGAAAATAATCCATGACCTTTGGCAGAAAAGACGTGCCGAAACCTAACAGGGAGCCGAGTAAACTGAGCATATCTAAACCTCATAAATCTGTCCGCAAAACTCTACTATGCCTTCGTCAATGACGTGAAACACTTCCGGCCACATCAGCCGAACACAAAAAGAATAATGGCAATCGCGTACTTCATTCTTGTTTGGATTTCCATTCAGCCCAAACTATCCTAAGCCGGATAGCAACGGCCACCAAAGTAAGGACGCCCACGGCCAATTTTAAGCCGCCATCAAACATGTCCAGCCACGTAACACTAACGGCTGGAATTAAAACGGCCATATCGGCTGCGAGCTTTTCCTTCATTTCTTCTTAGCCATCTTCATAGGTTTGCCAGTTTTTTTGCTAGCTTTTTTTGCAGCAGCCATTCCTTTAGTTCCATAACCGTAGCTTTTTCCACCAACATTAGGCATCATTCTTCTCCTTAGATTTTTTATATTGCGACAAAATGCTGCGACCTTTTCTGACTGCAAACGCCTTGTCTCCTCTATGACCCCACGCTTCTAGTGAGAGCTTTAGTCTAATCTTTTTCCCGTTTTTGTACAAAGGGCCTTTTGCAGATCCCATGCGAGCAAGAAAAGATCCTTTGCGCCTTTTTTGCTCAGGTGTCTTAGCTTCTTTTTTAACAGGCGCTTTTAATGTCCCTCCTGTCTCACGCTTATAGGAGGCCCTGCCCTTAGCGTTTAATCCGCCCTTGGGGTTTTGCCCTTCTTTACGCTGCCATGCTGGGGTCTTAGACATTACTTTTTCTTTTTAGATTTAGGAAAGCCAGCCTTCATCTCAGCGTAAGCTTTGCCTGTAATGGTGGATTTAGACTTGGGTCGTGAGATCCCTAGTCGCTTGCGTCGGTTAATATTTGCGTATAATCCTGATTTGCTCATGATACTGGTCCATGTTTTCCATTGTGCATTTTGTACATTCTATCAGAAGCCTCGCGCAGATACATTAAGTCTTTCTTAACTTCTGCAATTTCACTAGACTGCTTGTCGAGGTTGGTTGGTGATAGTATGTTGCCTAGCACGTTGACTTGATGCTTGAAAACAGCCGACCCGCTTTCGATTGCGTCAAGTCTGTCATTAATGGTGTGCATTTCTTCTTGAATAGCTTTGAGGTCTTCGATCACCCGCGCAAACTGCGATTTAACAACAGCAAAAGCCCCGGCTAATGTTGCGACGAGGCTAATAAATTGAACGAGTTCTCTGGCTCCTAATTCCGTTACATGTTCTCGCTGTTGTTGCACTGACCGCATTTACAAGCCAGTTCTTGCGGGATGAAGTATCTCACGTTCATCCAATTCATTACTCAAACATCTCCGGTGTTACGTGGACTGACGAAACCAGCCCATGTTCATTGTGATAAGTTATACACTCTGTCTTGCGTTCTGCAAAGTACCCGCCCCTAGCGGCATACGAATCTTTGGCGGCGAGCGTTCTGTGTTGCGTTACGGTGCAGCCCATATCCTCTTTCTCATCGATCCTGATCTTGTGGTGAAAGTGACCCATATGCGCGTAACGATATTTCGTGCTGCCCCACGTATCAGAGAATTGGGCAGCAAATACACCGGGAATTTGTGGCGGCTTTCGTAAATGACCGTGATGGAAAAACAGCGCCGTGTTGCCGTGCTTGTATTCGTAGTATGGCAAGGGTGACTTCTCGACTGTGACCCGTGGCTCGTTCTCATACAGCGCGTCGAACATCGTGCGGAGCCATAGACTCCCAACCAAATCGTGATTGCCCTCTGCCATCAGGACAAAGACTTCCTCATGCTTCGCTAACGCCATGTCAATGATCTGGCGCAATACCTTGATTGCCGTTTCGATCACCTTCTCTGCACGCCCGTCGATGTCAAGAGCGTGACCGGACATGGGTGTCGCCGCGACCAGCGCGGGGAAGTCGGTGTGGAGGAAATCGCCTAGCTGACAGATAAACCCAACCTTGGCGTCTGGCGACAACGCCATCATCGAACCGAACGCTTTCACAAGAAGTTCTTCGCTGATGTCTAAGTCCCAATCGTCTTGCTTGGTCTCGCGTGACCACGCTCTCATGCCGTGGTGGTAATCGGTTATTACATATAAATTCAGCAGATTATCTGTTGTTGTAGATGGTGGAGTAATTGGCTTGGCACGTGGGATGTCACGTGACAACCCCTCTATAGCTGCCTGTGCTGCCGCCTTGCGTGCATCTTCATCGGCGGTGCTCTTGACCCACTGAATCTTAGCCTCGCCTGTCTGTAGGTCGTACAGCGTACTCACGCCCTTGGCCTTAAAGCCATCAGGGACAGGGTGCGTCATATCATGGTCAGGGGAATAGCCGTGCTGTGCCGCACGCTTAGTCACCGCTGCCAACACTTGACCAAAGCGCCTCTTGTCGATGCCTAGCGCGTCGGCAGCTTTCTTCTGCGAACCGTGCTTTTCCCAAGCCTTGAGAATAGTCCACTGGTTTTCAGTCGCGCAGTATTTCTCTAACTCCGGGTCAACCGTGAATCGCATATTAAGCGCCCCGACGATATTTCGGATTAGCCTGTATGGCTATGAATGCCTTTTGATCATTGAGCATTTGCACCGACCAGATTTCACCCTCACCAAAACCGCCTTTGATGGGGAACTGGAACTCTTTTAAGATCAACGCTGCCATCTCGGGGAATACAATGCACACGCCCATACGCTCAAACATTGAGACTTTCATGGCGTACCCTGCGCGGTCTTTTGAGCTAACAATCTCCGCGACGGTTTCAACGTCTTTACACGCCCAGAATACAGCAGCCGCCGCCCCCGGCTGGGCCACTTGTGCTTGCGCTCCGAGGCAGATAAAAACCCCCAAGATAAATGCGATGAATGAGAATAGAACGGTCTGAAATGAACGGGTCATGACGACCTCCGGGGTTACGCGCCTTCGCTTTGCGCTGAGACACAATCACCAATGACAGTGACTGATTTAATTCCCCCATATGTTTTTTGTGCGCGTTGCTTTTGTTCGTCCAATGCAACTTCGCAAATTTGCTTGTCTGGGAATGTTTCTTTCCAGATCACCGCGCTACGGTCAGACGGGGCCGCTGGGTTGGCTTGCGCCCATACGATAATGACAAAGGCCATGAATGAGTTCATTTTATCGGCCTGTTTTATCTTCTAACCAGAGGTTAAGAAGTCGATCAACGCTATCTTTGATGTTCTTGGTGCGCTCATCAACGGCTGTGATCTTGTTACTCAACTCATTGACGTGATCTTTTTGTGTTTTGATATCTGTCCACATCCGACGCCTAATCTCAACGTTGTCGAGAATATCAGCCTCAACGGTTGAAAGGCGCTGGTCTGTCTCAGCCTTCCATGATGCGCCGACAAACACTAAGGTTAAGGTCTGCATAACAAACGCAAATATCAGGGCAAGTGGAACTTTCTTATCTAAGTGCCATGATTGGTGGCGACGTTCGTTGCCTTGGTAGCTTTCATGTATCATATCTACGGGTGGCTCCCGTTGTGCATTTTATAGAGCCTATTAGCGGCCTCGCGTAGATACGTTAATTCTTTCTTAACTTCTGCAATTTCACGCGACTGTTTATCGAGGTTGCTGGGTGATAGTATGTTGCCCAGCACGTTGACCTGATGCTTAAAGACAGCCGACCCGCTTTCGATTGTGTCGAGCCTGTCATTTATTGTGTGCATTTCTGCTTCAATATTCTTGAGATCTTCGATTACTCGTGCGAGCTGCGATTTCACAACAGCAAAAGCCCCGGCTAGTGTTGCGACGAGGCTAACAAATTGAACTAGTTCTCTGGCTCCTAATTCCATTAACAGTCTCCGCTTGTGCAGCGATTGGCCCAAAGAATTGCGCCAACAACTACCGCCGCCGCAAGCACGCCTATCAACTTAAAGCCCTCAAGCATCCAGCGATACACGGTGTTCCAAAATGCCTTGTTCTCATCTGCCTTTGCTGCTGCTGCTGCCTTGGCTTTCTTCTGCTTTTCTGCCTTTGCCGCTATTCTCTTTTCACGCTCATCAACAATGCTGTCCCATGTGCCTTGTCCCCACTTTCGGTCGATTTCTTTTTTGAGCGATGCGATTGCCGCCTCTTGTTGACGCGCCTCCAAAACATCGTTGGCAACAGACGAGATACTAGTCTCGTCGTCGTAGTCTGCGTCGCCGGACCGCATCCGC